CCCATTGAGGAACCAATAACGATCGCCATCTGTATATTCGACAGACGGGCCATCTGTTCTGTGGCGCTTACCATTGAAGAACCAAAACTTGTTGCCGTTTGCAGCTTCGATAGCAGGGCCATCAGTTCTATGTAGTTCATCATTGATTAACCAATGGCGGGTGCCATCTGCATATTCGATAGCAGGACCATCTGTTCTGTGGCGCACGCCATTGAAGAACCAAAACTTGTCGCCATCTGCATATTCGACGGCTGGGCCATCGGTCCGATGCATTTCGCCATTCAAGTACCATACACGATCGCCGTTTGCATGTTCGACGGCTGGGCCATCTGTTTTGTGGAGCATGCCATCCATGTACCACAGGCGATCGCCATATTCATTTTCAATCATACCGTTTTTCATCAATCAATCCTTATGCTTGTAATCCAACTACTCCATCTATGCAGGTAGCTTAAATACGCGACGCTTACGCACGTCGCAATATACTAGCATGTCATCCGAGGCTAGATCTTCGCTATACATTACATCACGAATATCGCTCTCGCTTAGGTAGCGAGTAAATGCCCGAATAACATCATCGCGGTCGAGGATGCCTTCGTCGATCATTTCGAGAAGTTTGTTAGTGTATACTCGAGCACTTTTGTTCATACCGTTTTTCATTCTGTTTCCTTTCCTTATATATAGTATATAATACTTTTTTCAGAAAAGTACATAGTCTAAGTGCATTTTTTTTCAATTATTTTCAATGGTGATTAGCCAACGTATTACATCTAAATGATCGCTATGAAACGAATCGATTATTGGCTTATGAGTCTGTTCATTTAGTTCGCCGCGAACATACATGGCATTCAGTTCATATTCAGCTTGTTCTTTCGAGGCATAACCTTTGCGATATACTTTTCTCATTTACGATGCTCCAGCAAGAATGAAGATACCGAGAATATAAAGGACGATACTACCTATTAATAAGAACGAAAGTAAGCCAATGATATTCTTAAGTGTTTTAGCGGGGTTGTTTATCATACCAAGAACCAACGATGCCACACCAATGAGTACAAGAAGTTCAAACATTTTATTTCCTTTCCTTATATATAATATATAGTACTTTTTTCGGAAAAGTACATAGGCTAGACATAAAAAAAATGGCCCCGAAGGACCATTTTAATATTAGTTGTATAGGACGTTCTCCTCAAAATCTTGTATATGTTTTTTCAGAAAGGCTTGTTTATCAGATATCTTTTTCGCTGCATTTGTTCGACCCTCTTTCAATAGTCGACGACGGTAAAACTCTTGTTCTTGTAAATCACGCTTTAGTCTTTCTAATTGGGAAAACATCATAGAGATTCCTTACATAAAAAAAGGTCAGTAAAACCATCTCTGAAAACAAAGACGTTCTACTAACCTAAGTTAAATTATATTATAGACAATGGTTATTTTATTACTCCACCGTTCATTATTATAGTATATTTATTTATACATTCTAGAATCTTTGAAATATTATTACTCTGGAATGGCTAGATTAGGGAATGCTTCCCTTACAACCTTACTAGTCAGACCTTTGAATGGTTTATGTTTCAATACATTATCGACCATTATCTCAGCGTCTTTTGGATGAATGGATTCAAGGACACCAATGAAAATACTCTCGCGATCATATGGTTTCACTTGATTACCTCTAGGTGCGACACATAGTGTCAAGTCTCGTGTCTTTTTGAGAAGGTTGGATGGAGCATTATGTCCATCATTAGGTTCGTATGGCGGTTTATTGTCGGGAATCAACCATTTCACACTTTTGTCATATGTGATTTTAAGGATATTCCTCAAACCGATACTATTATTTTTATGTAATAACTTGACCTTCTCTTCATTCGTTTTGGCCTGAGCTACTTTCTCAATAACTTCATAAATATACTGTTCCATATTTACTCTTCCTTATATACATGACTACGGTGTATTTTTGCCCCGACGAAAGCGTTGTAGTATTCGTTGGGTTTCAATAATACATCTTCATCCATTTGATATTTCAACTCGTAATAAGAGCATTCACCTTTTGTTTTACAAAAACGTAGTATTTCTCTTTTATACTTATCATCACCTATTCTATCGCGCTCTTCATTCAAATGAGCACTAGAACCATAATATCGACGCCAGTCAGACTCAGATACTTTCTTACGTTTTCGCTTTTGTCCTTTAAGTGGTTTAAGTCTTCGTGTAGACCACATCCACTTTTTGCCAATATATTTCATACCATTGGTTAGGTTTGTAATACAATATACAAAGCCATAATATTCCTCTGGTGCTTCTTCAGGGTCAAACACCTCGTCATTGTAAAACCACGTCATAAAAAATATTCCCAACAATTCATATCGGGAATATTTATATATTATTTAATCTTCTTCTATCTCGTGCATATCATCATATGTTAATGACTCTCCACAACAAGGGCAGTATTCGGGAGGTTCACTGAATTCAGTATCAACAACCGACTTCATATTACAATTACTACATTCGATACTATACATATGCTTCCTCCCAAGATCCTGTTGCACCACTCACTTCATATTCAGTGACACGACTCTCAAAAAAGTTCGTATGGTCTGCACCGTTCAATACCCATTCCAACCAAGGTAATGGATTATCCTTAACTCTAAAGTTGGCTTTCATGCCAAGCTGAATAAGCCGCCGGTCTGTAATGTATCGGATATACTGTTTCACTTCACTTTTGTCTAGACCCTCAATATCACCTAGAGCATACGCGAGGTCAACAAACTTGTCCTCGAGCTTAACGGCCTGACGAGCCATTTCATAAATATCTTTTTTGAACTCATCGTCAACAACGCGTGGGTGCTCTTTACAGAATGTTTTAAATAGTTTCGCAATACCTTCGACATGCATAGTCTCATCTCGAATAGACCACTCAACAACTTTACCCATACCTTTCATTTTGCCATAACGCTGAAAGTTAAGTAACATAACAAACGACGCGAACAATGCTACACCTTCATTCATTACCGACTTAGCCAGAGCCAGAGCCAAGCCTTTCATGGTAGATGTATCACTTTCCATCATAAAGTCAATTTTATCTGCCATCTCAGAATATTCAAGGAATGCATGATATTCGGCGTCAGACAAACCTAAAGTTTCATTCAGAAGAGCATATGCCCTTTGATGAATACCTTCACGTGTTGCGAATGAACCTAACATGTTACGCACTTCGTTATTCTTAAACCTTGGAATAAATTGATCATAATAGTTTTGACCAACAGCAACGTCAGACTGAGTAAAGAGGCGTAGGATATTGGTGATATATTCTTTTTCAATATCAGATATCTTACCACCTTTCCAGTCAGTCACATCTTCAGACAAATCAATTTCGTCTTCAATCCAATGTGCTTTCTCATGACGCGTAGTTAATTCAACAGCCCATGGAAAATGAAAGGGTTTATACGTCTCAGAAAACTCAAGGAGACTGCCGCCCGTTGTTTTATTGACTAGTTTATCACCTTTATCCATTAGATCATTATACGTACCGACGTGTTTATCGTTAATGTAAATTTGTGGAACAGACTTAGTATTCGTCCTTTGATAAAATGCCATACGCTGTTCTTGGTCATTCATCTTGATTTCAGTATATGAAATGCCGCGGCTATCAAACCAATCACGAGCCTTTTTACAGAATGGACAACCATCCTTTGAATAAATTGTTACTTCCATTTATTTTTCCCTATTTATTTCTATCAGCCTTCACAGGCAACGCATTCATCTTGTTTTTCTACATTATTAAAATCGACACTAATTACATTATCTAACTTTTCTCTTTCAACCTTTTGCGATACATTCTCTGCTTTATTTGATGTTTCTGTTCTCAAGTAATATAAACCTTTACATCCATTCTCCCATGCATTAAAATGTACTTGATGCAAGTCGCGTTTGTTTGCACCTGCAGGGAAGAATACATTAAGTGATTGTCCCTGGCAGAGATATTTTTGTCTAGAACCGGCTAAACCAACAACAGCCTGCTGATCAATTTCAATAGCAGTCTTGAATACAGACTTAGTTTCATCATCAAGGAAATCAAGATGTTGAACAGAGCCGTTGTTAGTAATAATACTCGACCACACTTCATCAGTATTCTTACCGACCTTTTCCAAAGCCTGTTCGAGATACTTATTCTTATTCAAA